GTCCTAGCATACATACAGTATGGAGTGGACTTACCAAGGCAAAAAAGTTGATACTCTACCAATTGAGTGTGAAGGTTTTGTTTACCTAATCACTAATACAACAAATGGTAGAAAGTATATAGGCAAGAAAAACGCTAAGGCAACAAAAACAAGGCCACCACTTAAAGGTAAGAAAAGAAAAAGGCGCACTACAGTAGAAAGTGAATGGAGAGACTATTGGGGATCTTCAGACAATCTACTTAGAGACATTGAAGAAATAGGCAAAGAAAAGTTTACAAGAGAGATACTACACCTGTGTCCAAGCAGAGGCATAGCAAGTTATCTTGAAGCACGTGAACAATTCGAAAGGCGAGTTTTAGAATCAGACGACTATTACAATGGTATTATTAATGTACGCATTGGTGGTTCTAAAATATTAAAAGAGTACTTAGGCAATGAAAATGGTAAAACTAAACTTTAGGCAACCATACAGCACATAAGGTTGGCGGGCCGGAAATAAAAGAGCCGCTGTGGAAAAGCTAGGGATAGAGACCTAGACACGTAACATATTGAGCCAACGCCCAGAGGCGGTAAGTTGATATAGGTCAATGCTGTTGATCACAAACACACTATGTTCATAAAAACTGTACACGTAGGAACGAGAGTACAGGTAACGTAACACTGTTACGTGATGTCGACGTAGGTAAGGGAAAGGTCAGAGCCCGTTGAACGTGTGTATAAACTTTAAACACCTATTTCCATGTCACGGGTGGTGATACTCACAGAAAAACAAAATTTTTCTTTATGACGGAACCCTAAACAGGTTCCGTCTGAGCAGATTAATCTACAGAAATATCTCTTCTAGTAACTCTTAAAAAAAGTACTTAACACTTAACTACTCTTAGAAACTCTAGTACTTACGAAGTAAGATGTTGAGTTTGTTTGCGATAGCGATAGCTGAGCAAGACAAACGATAACATGGATCAACGAAGTTGAGACATAAATACATTAAATAGGCATTTAAGGATTACTCATGAAACAATCTGACTTTGTAAGTAGCAATGATCAAATTAAAACTACTAAACTAAGCAATCGAGATAACTTTGAAAATTTATACGTGGCAGAAGACGACACTCCTCCGTATTTAGGTTTTGGGCATGTTGACGACGACGAAGCTGATGAAAAAAAGTCAAAAAAGAAAAAGCCAAAAAAGAAAAACCCAAAAGCAGGTTCGACTACAGCTACTGCTCCAGCAGGTGAGCCAAAAGTACAGCCAACACCGAGTGGTAGAACAAAACCAACAACACCGGCAGTAACAGTTGATACTGATCGTGGTCCTGCAAGGCCCAGCTTTGCTGCTCCGCCTAGTGACCGACTTAGCGTGCAGTCAGGTCAGAACGTACCTCCTGGGCGTACTGCGCCGTCGCTCATAGGACCCGGAGGTTTAGATAGTGATAGACCAAGTAAGACGCCAGCCCGTCAATCTCAGGCAGCAATTGATTCAAGTAAGCTAACTGGCAAGCGACCAACAAGTATAGCTGGCAAGATAAACAGTCTGTTCGGCAGTAGACTCGCTGGTGGGATGATGACATGGCTCGGACCAGTACTTGTAGCAGGCAAAGGCGCAAAGTTTTTAGCAGACTGGTACTCTTACAATACAGGAGCAGCTCGTGTTACACAACTAGGCGATTACACAGCACCTTGTTTAGATTCAAACTACGATCCGTATAACGATCCATTTGTTGACATATACAGCGACGAAGCAGATACAACTTACCGTCTAGATTACTACGGTGGTGGCTTTAAAGATATCCTAAACAGTTACAACGTTGAAGCATTTACACCGAGAATGTCTAATCTAATTTACGGTGTAATACCTACACTACTAACTTCAGTAGCAACTGGCGCAGTGTTATTCCAAACTATTGGAAGAATTGCTTTTGCAGTGTCTGGCGCTACTGGTCCGGGCATTCTAATAGGTACAGCGGCTGCTATACTTAGCATAGGTGCTGGCTGGATAGTTTCTTACTGGATTAACAAAATGTTAAAAAGTGTTGACAAATGGGGACCCGGTGCTGCTGATGTTGTAGCGCAGTTTGCTATGGAACAGCTAACTACTAGTAGGAATCTTCAAAAGCTTTGTAGTGCTGACTTGTCCGAAGCAGCACAAGACGACGAAGACCAAGACCGTGATGAAGAGTCAACTAGGAGTGCTGCTGTTGATACTTTTGCTATAATGGAACTAGCAGTAACAATTAAACAAGTGTTTAAAGAAATAGATCAAGAGCTTCAAGCTGAAGGCGATCAAGAAAAGCTAGCAGAGTGGAGACGTACACTAAAGCAGGCTAAAGAAATGGCTAAAGATCAAATCAAAGGTTAAACTATGAGACTCAGAGAATTAAACATTAGAGAAGACGACGTTGACGACAAACTAAAAGCAATGCTTGACAAGGAATCACAGCCTGCTAATGATCCAAAAAAGCCTTTAGTAAAGCCAAGTAAAACTGATGCTAGTGAGTTAGGCAAAAAAGTAAAAAAACTTTCTAAACCTAATAAAGCTAAAAAAGTATCTGCTGTTATTAGGAAGATTCCGATTATCGGCGGCATGTTTAAAATAGGTATGTGGATCGGCGCAGCAGAGTTTGCTGGCTGGGCTACTGAATATTACAACTACATAACTGGGTTTTCTACTAGGTCAGACGGAGTGAAAAGTCCATGCGATCAAGGTTCAAGCTACATAGCAGCTGAAGACCCAGTGCTTGATCCTTTCCTTCGACGTCCAGACGGTGACAGTTTAGCTGCCGAGTTATCAAGAAGACTCTATGGATTCTTACCGGGAGTAGTTGGCGCTATTGCAACACGAATGACCGTAGCTCGAACTGTTGCTAATATGATTAGAATTATATCACCAGCAGGCGGAGTTGCTGGTGTTCTTATTGCGATAGCTGCTGTCCTTGTTACCGGCGCTGGTGCTTATTTTGCTAACAAGCTAGCTCAGACATTACCTGCTTGGGGTAAACCTTTTGCTGATTGGTTAACTAGCAAACTCATGCGAGGACTTGCTAGTCGCAGTGCTATTAACGTTATGTGCGGTGTTGATGCGCAGATGGATCGCTGGGAAGAAAAATTTACCGAAGACACACTCTTAGAAAATACTAACACGATTGAAGACAGTAAACGCATTGAACAAATGAGCAAAGTGTTCACAGGAATCATCAACGATGCTAAAAAAGATTTCAAAGCAACTGATCCAGCAGCATATCGAAAGCTTATGAAAATATTAAAGCGCTCTGCGAGGACTAACGCAAAAGCAGAAGAAAAAATTAAACTTCAAGCAATACAGCAATCTAACGTTGTTTAGAAGAAAGGCATTCCGCTTTCTTTAGTTGCTTCGAGATTTTCTTTAATAATATCTTGGAGTATATTAATATCTTCTCGGCCGAGCGTATACATAAGATCTTGGTATGACACAAACCCACGCATAAACCAACCTGTTTTATACAAATGATATTTTATTTCTTTAATTTGATTTTCAAATTTTTCAATTAACTCTTCGATCTCAGACTCCGAGAGAGTTATAATAGATTCCCGAAAAAACTCGAATAGTCACTGTTGTAGGTTACGCTGTACTTGTTAGTACAATTCTCACCTGACTCAAGTTCGCCTGCGCATTGTACCTGTAGTGAAGGGTATGAAATTATGTCTACAAACTTTGTTATCTCTGCTAAGAAAAGTTTTGATATTTCGCTATCGTTTTGATTAATAAAATCATTAATTTTTTTGTTATCGTATTCGGCGTCGCTGCCGTTAGCAACACTTACAATGTACTGTACTAGTGTTTTAGTTGTAAGGTTGACTACTTCTTGAGAAACTGTAGTTGCTTGTTTTACTTTTTCGTCTTGCGACATTTCAGCTGACTGTAATTGATACAAAGTTCGCTGTTTTTGATATAACTCTATCCCTAGTTGAGACATTTGTTTAAATGTAATCGGACGAAGCGTAATTATTAAATCTTTATATGTAAACTCTGATTTGTGCGGTATTTGATCATAGTGACTTAGTACTGACTGTAATTCAATTTCGACTGTGTTTTCAGTACCGCAAACTGAACAAGTCGAAGACATATCAATTGTATTGCCTATAGAAGCTAATCGTATAGCGTTTAAAATATATTCTAAATCAGTTTTGATTAGTTTCCATGGATCATTAATTAGCGGAATACAACTTTCTAAAATACTAGCAACTGCTTGCCCAGAAAACAAAGCATCGGGTGTTTTAGTAATAATCTCGTCAGCTGCGGTCATAGCAAACACTGGTATTTGCACGAACTGATTATCTTCAAACACACCGTCGCTATAAAATTCACCACTCGAAGGTAGGTCAATAAAAAGCTTAGGTTGTCTTTTGTAGTTTTCTAAAAAGCTCATAATTTATTCCACTAAATAACTATAGCATATTTAGCCTCGATATTTAGGTAGTTAAAAAAAATGGTAGATACAGTTTCAGTAAGCCCAGCCGTCTTAGCAGAGGCAATAATCCAAGCGTTATCATCACAGAAAAGCGCTAATACCGACTACCTAGGTCAGTCAGCGCAGAACGCCGGTGATGCTCTTAATAATACCGCTGCTCAAGCTAGCGGACTAGGCGGGGTTATTCAAAAAGTTAACAGGTTAGCTTCTAAAGGTTTCACCGCAGCACAGAACCGTTCTGGTGACATCGGAACTAATATGAATGTTGTCGGCATACCTCAAAATCTTCAAGTACCGATAACCGAAGCAGTTAAAAGTGCCGACGCCGCTGGCGCAATGGGACAAGCAGGCGTAATTCTTGATTCGCTTAAAAATGTTAGCGACATGGCTGCTTCTCTAAACTTAACACAAGATCAAATGACTCAGTTTGCTGAAGGCAGAATTGATCAGCTACGTGCCACCGGGCTTCTTGGCGACGAAGCTATGAATCAGCTATTAATGCTTAGAGAAAGCATTAATCGAGACACTGAGTTTAGTGTTGAACAATTTAAAGCTTTAGGCTTGTCAGTTAATGAAATTGTTGGCTACTCGTCGACCTTTGCTAGTTTGTACGGTCCTTCGATGCAGGGAAACGTTCAAGGAATGAACGACGCCCTTGAAGAAAATATTAGAAGACAAACTATACTTGCTCAAACTACAGGCATGAGTGTTAGTGAGCAAATTAAAGCAACTGAAGCAATCATGGAAACTCCAGGTGCGTTAGCTAGACAAATGGATCTAATTACTAACCCAAAAATGACTCAAGCACTTGTTGGGTTTAGTAACACTGTTGCTGCTATCGGAGCTAGTGGGTTAGCTGAAGGTTTTATTAGCGGAGTAGGATTACCGACACCAGGTAACGAAATTGAAGCAGCACTAAAACCAATGACTACTGCGTTGTTAGGTGAAATTAATGCCGCAACGGCTCGAGGCGACGACGCAGCAGTTAGAAGATTGTCTCAAGAATTGCAAGTAGTGTATGCTCAAGAGTCGCAAGGAGTAATGCAAGAGCTAGGAAGATTTGCTCCGTATTTAGGCGCAGAATTTGGGTTCTTACAAAGAGATCTTGATCAACAACGAGCAACAATGCTAGGATTAGCCGCTGATCCAAATTTTGTCGGAGGCCAGCAAGCAGCAGCCCAACAACAAATTACTGTAAGACTCGATGACGCTGTATTAAATTCATTAGCTATTCTTGAAAGAACTAACGCTGATCTTTCGACTCAACTTCTAAAAAATATTAATTTACTTCAAGGCGAAGGTGGCGCTGTAGAGATAGCAGCTCGTGCTGGAGCAGGTGTTACTGGGCTTGCTGCTAACCTGTCAGAAGCATTGAACGAAGTATTCAGCGGAGAATTGGCAAATCTTGATATATCAGCTGCTGAAATTTCAGTTAAGGAAGCAACTATTGATCTTGAAAAAGCAGTGCTCGAAGGTACTGCTACTGACGAAGATATACAAATGCTCGAGCAGTTACGATCAATTAATACAGAAATTACTAAACAAAACGCAGGCGGGCAGTTTGATAAGAATGCGCTCGGTCAATTTAAGGAAATAATGCCTTGGCTAGAAGAAAACTATACTAAGCCACGTCAAACAGCCGCAGTTGACGAATACAATGACAGCGGCACAACACTCGAGCAAACTAACGGGGGCGTTGTTCAACAAGGCTTTCGTATCATGGCTGGCATGATTAAGCACATAAATCCATTTGATGGCGGCAAAAACACACCTTCTTCTGCGCCATCAGATGATCAACAGTCTGCGTTAATACCGTCGTTACTCGAATCGAATAATAGTAAACTAGACATAATGAACGATCAGTTAACTAAACTTACTAGTGCAACTGGTGCGGCAGGCTTAATGACAGCAAGAGCTATTGATAAGAACGCAACGTTCCAGGGAATTGAAGAAAGAATAACTTAGTGAATAGTCGGCGGTGAGTCTTCGTCTTGCTCTATTTCAACGTCGTCGCTTAACTCAAGATCAGAATCAAACGTAGTATCTCCGTCTATTGTATTTAGGTAATCAGTGAGTGTTTGTTTGTACTGATTGTAAGACTTAACAAAACTCGAAGCAGCATTGCTAATTAGAAATACTTTAGACTTCTCAAAACTAATTTCTAAATTTAGGTTTACAGAAAACAGCCAAGGAACAAGAGACACATCGCCGTTATCGCTGTCAGATAATGTCACAGGTCGAATAATAGTTATTACATCAGCGTCCTCGTTGAGTACTTCTGCTAGAATTTCTTCACCTGAGTTTAATTTAAACGTCTTTACAATCATTAGATTTACTTTCTTTTTCAGTCTTAATTAGATTTCGTATTGCTTAGTTGTTAGTTTCGAACCGGCGTTTTGTTGATTATTAAGCACCGAGATTCGAGTAGGATGCGTCATATTTTACTTATACTATTTCTCATGAGTCTTACAATTAATATAAATATAACATCATAGCGAGAAAAAAACAACATGTCTTGGAAAAAATACTTTCAACCATACGACGGACAAGTAAGTCCAATAAGTGGAGGCTCGGGCGGCAGCAGTGCTGGCCCAGCAAGTGCTAATTACAGCAGTTACCTCCCTGATGTCTATACTGGTTCTCCGAACCGTACTGAACGTTACGGTCAATACAACACAATGGATATGGATAGCGAAGTAAACGCTGCACTTGATATCCTTGCTGAATTTTGTACACAACGAAATCATCAAGGTAACCACTTTGATTTTGATTTTGCTAAGCCAGCAACTAATGCTGAGATACAAATTTTAACGCAGTATTTGCGCCAGTGGTGTAAGCTAAATCAGTTTGACACTCGAATGTTTAGAATCTTTAGAAACACTTTTAAGTACGGGGATGAAATTTTTATTCGTGACCCAGAAACACAAAAACTTTTCCATGTGGATCCAGCTAACGTTTCTAGCATTATTGTAAACGAGAGTCGAGGTAAAGAACCTGAAGAATATAGAATTAAAAATATCAACTTTAACTTTAAAGAAATGGTTGCTACTACTCCTCACCAAACAGGCGGTAATATTCAAAGCGCAGGTGGAACTGGTTACTTAACAGGCGGTACCCGTGGTGTAGTAGGTACGCCAGCAGCGCAGACAGGCAGTCGATTCTTTAAAGATCAAAATGAACTCGGGGTTGATGCAGAACACGTAATACACCTAAGTCTTAGTGAAGGATTGGATAACAATTATCCGTTTGGTAACGCACTGCTCGAAACTGTGTTTAAAGTTTACAAGCAGAAAGAATTGCTCGAAGATGCGATTATTATCTATCGTGTACAACGTGCGCCCGAAAGACGAGTGTTTTATGTAGACGTGGGTAATATGCCAAGTCACCTTGCTATGCAGTTTGTTGAGCGAGTTAAAACTGAAATACACCAACGTCGTATTCCGAGTGCCACCGGCGGCGGAGCAAACGTAATTGATTCCAGTTATAACCCACTTAGCATTAACGAGGATTATTTCTTCCCGCAAACAGCAGAAGGTCGTGGTTCTAAAGTTGAAACACTGCCAGGTGGTACTAACCTTGGTGAGATCGACGACTTACGGTACTTTACTAACAAACTTGTACGTGGCTTGCGTATTCCTTCAAGCTACTTACCAACCGGCGCTGATGACGGTGCTGCTAACTTCCAAGACGGCAGAGTAGGCACAGCGTACATTCAAGAATTACGATTTAACACCTATTGCGAAAGACTACAAGGTCTTCTTATTGAGACCTTTAACAAAGAATTTAAGCGCTACTTGATTACTAAAGGTGTAAACATTGATACTGAAATGTTTGACTTATCTTTTGTTAAGCCTCAAAACTTTGCTAGTTACAGACAAGCAGAGCTTGACAATGCTAGAGTGCCAACATTTGGTCAAATGGCAGCACTGCCTTACATTTCAAATCGTTTTGCGCTAGAACGCTTCTTAGGATTAACTAAAGAAGAGATTGCTGAAAACGAGTTGATGTGGCAAGAGGAAAATGCTGCTGAAGAAGAAACCCCGGCAATGGATGCTAGCGCTGAAATGAGAATGGGCGGAATAAGTAGTGCTGGAATGGGCGCTGACCTTGGCGGCCTAGATGCCGAGCTACCAGATGATGCTGCTATAGATCTAGCAGGCGAAGGTGACATGCCAGATACTACAACGGCAGCACCTGATGCTGGTGCGCAAGCACCACCGACAGAATAACAGTTTAGGAATAAATAATAGTATGTTGCTAAGAGAATTTTTTTACTTTGACGAAACTATGGAAGACAAAGAAGACGTGTCCTATGATATAGGAGACGACGCTTCTATTGTGAAAGCCGATGATACTCGGGTAACACGTCTGCGGCTTAAAGATATTAGCAAGATTCGCAAAGCTAGTGAGTTCCATGATCAGCAAAAGCAATTAGAACTTACTAAGATTAGAGATCAGTATAAAGCACCAGCCGAGGCGGGTGGTATCTAATTATTATGACTCTTTCAAAAGAAGAGAAGCAAATAAAAAAGCAACAAAAGCGTGAAGCAAAACGCATTGCTCGAGAACAAAAAGAAAAACTTGAACATGTAGCTCCTAAACTAGATGCTAGCGCAAGCGCCGGCACTGCTTTTGTCGTAGGCAACGGAACTAGCCGTAGTGCTATTGATATTCACAAATTAAGTAAGCACGGCGTGGTATTTGGTTGTAACGGCTTGTATAGGCATAACACGCCTGATTATTTAATTGCTGTTGACGTTAAAATGATTCTCGAAATTAATCGAGAAGGTTACAATGTTCACAATCAAGTATGGACAAATTACAACAAAGCTTATGAAAATTTAAAGAATTTAAACTATTTTAAGCCATCTAAAGGTTGGAGTAGTGGACCTACTGCCTTACACATGTCAACAGAAAAAGGCTTTAAAGTTATCTATATTTTAGGATTCGACTATAAAGGTTTACAAGATGGCCGAAGATTTAATAACATATTCTCTGACACCAATAACTATAAAAAATCATCAGACGGCGCAACATACTACGGTAACTGGCTTAAACAAACTAAAACTGTAATTGAGCAAAATCCTACAGTACAGTACGTAAGAGTAGTTGATCACGATACTTTTATGCCGCCGGAGTTGGCAAAATTAAATAATTTGCGAACTATGAGAAAACAAGTGTTTATTGAGTTGTTTAACAACAAAAATTAGCTTTGTAATAAGATTACTCAATCTTAATATAAAATATACCAAAAAATGCCATAAAACTATCGGTTTTTTAGTAATATACGTAAATAAAGGGACAGTTTACAATCATTCACAGTTTAGGTTCCTTTATTAGGTGAAGGTATCTTTTCTTGTTTGTAAATAAATTATGTATTAGAAAGGATATACAATGGAACGCAATAAGTTCGAAGAAATGCTTGAGCGTCTAGTTAACGAAGACACTCAAGGCGCAAAAGATCTTTTCCACGAGATCGTAGTAGACAAGTCTAGAAGTATTTACGAAAGCCTACTTGAAGGCGACATGTACGACGAAGCAGATGACGATGCTGAAGACATGGACGAAGATTTTGATCTAGAAGAAGACTTTGACATTGAAGAAGACTTTGACCTAGAAGAAGGTGACGACGACATGGAAGGTCCAGAAATGGACATGGAAATGGACATGGGCGATGATGACGACATGGAAATGGATGACATGGACGACGACATGGGCGAAGAAGGCGAAGGTGAGCTAGAAGATCGTGTTGACGATCTCGAAGGCATGCTTGATAGCTTAAAAGCTGAGATGGACGAACTTTTTGCTGATCAAGAAGGCGAAGACGACGACATGGAAGGTCCAGAAATGGACATGGAAGACGAAGACTTAGGCGGCGACGAAACTGACGATCTAGAATCTGACGTTGAAGCAGACGAAGACGACGACGACGTTGAAGAATCTTTTGATTTTAACGAAGCTGAAGAAGAAGACGAAGACGACGAAGACGA